CCAAACTTATTCTAGCTACTGATCAAAAATGGTATCGTAAATTTTGGCCTTTCAAAAAATAATTAACAAGTTCATCACTTTTTTTCAAAACTGCTCACTTTTTTGTTTACAATTGTGAAAAATCGGTGTATCATAATAGCATCATCTATATTTAGATGAAAGGAAATAATTATGGTTACAGTTAAAATTACATACCCGGATAACACAGTTGAGTATTGGTTCGAGTCTTTATCTAACTTCCATTCGGAGTTAAAAAGACTTCAAGGAATCCATAACAACAAAATCAAATTTGAGTTTATGGACAACCAATTTGATTAATGTGTTAATCATTTTTTTGTTTACTTTTACAAAAAAGTATGGTAGAATACTTATATAATAAAAATTTAAATGAAAGGAAATATTATGAAATCAAAAATTATTATCACTAAAGATATGTCAATGGATGATCGTTTAGAAGCTCTTAGAAAAGCTTCAAAAAAGTTCAATAAAAAGATTCAACGTAATCATAAAATTAAAAGAACTGAAACTTCATTCATGGATAAGTTTTCCGATGGTGATAACATTCATGCATGGACAGATGGTCCTAAGTACCTTAACGAATATTACGGTGAAAAAGTTCGTGATCAAAATGAATATGAGTCTTACGAAGGTTGGAACTAATGTACTGTAAAGAAACTCGTAATAGGATTAAGCTTTCAATTGCTGCATATGCATATGAATTCAAAAACAATCCTATTATGAGTGATGCCGAGTTTGATGAGTTAGCTCTCAAAATCGATAAGTCCGTGAGTACTACTAATTCTCAAATGGATGAATTCTTTGCTACACATTTTCAACCAGATACTGGCATGTGGATACACCAGCATCCTGAGTTAGATAAACTTGATAATCTTTATGAAAGGTATTACAGATGACGATGCATTTAGTGCGCGGTATGAGCAGTATAAATACAAAGAAGCGCAAACAAAATAAAAAACCTGGGTGGCAAAAAGCACAGGCTGAGCATGATGCTTGGCTTATGAAAAGAGGCGTTCATCCTTCACAGTTAAAGAATAAGGAAAAGTATAGTGGTAACAAGGTCCCTAATTACAAGATCGATCGCGCAATCCCGACGTCGGACCGCATCACACCCATCCAAGGAAAAAAACAAGTTAACCAATACTCTGGAGACTACATCGTCGGTCTCACCACGTTACACAAGTCAAACATTGTTCCCGTGGGAAAAGGTGACGATCCCAAAGAGTATGCTAAAATGAGGAGATAGAAATGGGTACTGCCCCTTTAGAAATTAATCTTGAACCTTCAAAGCGTCCAAGAGACGAGTACATTTGGAAGAAGTGGAGAATTCAAATCGACCTTCATCCTGATACTACTCACTGGAACTGGATGATTGAAGAAGAGAATAATGGACCAGTATATTGGCATAATACAAATGACAGACCATCATATGCTGAAGTCCAAAGTTATATTAACAATCAGCCATGGGGATGATGGATGATTGGTACAGCGTTAATGTGCCTTGCACTAAACGCGTATTGGGAAGCTAGGAATCAAGACTATCTTGGAATGATTGCAGTGAACCAAGTTGTTATGAATAGAGTTGCATCTGATTTATATCCCAATACAGAATGCGATGTAGTGTTTCAAGGACCAACACGACCATCTTGGAAAGATCCGAGTGTTGAATATCCAGTTCGTAACCGATGTCAATTTAGTTGGTATTGCGACGGTAAGTCTGACGAAGTTCGTAAGAACGAAAAAGACCTCTGGTTTAAAGCTCTAAGTGCAGCAATGCAAGTCATGTCTGGAACACATGACGATATTGTTGATGGAGCAATGTGGTATCACGCAGACTATGTAGATCCTGAGTGGAACAAAGATAAGGAGATTACAGCAATCATTGGTAATCATATATTTTATAGGGAACCTAAAAAATGATGGGTAAAGATATCTGGGAGGACATAGAAATTGATACGTATGTCCTCCAAAACAAAATAAATGAAATGGCTATGGAACTAATTGATCATTATGGAAAAGACCTTGACGAAGGTGATCTACTCAAGTTGAATGGATATAGCGATTACAATGGAGATCCAGCAGAGAAAGCTCTTTGCCTCGCGTGTCTTGAATATTATAAGACAAAGGGATATCCACCAGCTCCTCCGGCCAAACTTATTCTAGCTACTGATCAAAAATGGTATCGTAAATTTTGGCCTTTCAAAAAATAATTAACAAGTTCATCACTTTTTTTCAAAACTGCTCACTTTTTTGTTTACAATTGTGAAAAATCGGTGTATAATAATAGCATAATCAAAATTTAAATGAAAGGAAATAATTATGGTTACAGTTAAAATTACATACCCGGATAACACAGTTGAGTATTGGTTCGAGTCTTTATCTAACTTCCATTCGGAGTTAAAAAGACTTCAAAAAATCCATAACAACAAAATCAAATTTGAGTTTATGGACAACCAATTTGATTAATGTGTTAATCATTTTTTTGTTTACTTTTACAAAAAAGTATGGTAGAATATAATTATAATAAAACATTAGGAGAGAGAAATGTTTACAATTGAAATCGAAAGAGAAGCTATAGAGTATTATCTCTATCATTTAGAAAATGAAAAAGGCCTTAAAGGTTTTACAAATAATTTTACACATGACGGCCTCAAAGGTTTAGTTGCTTTTGATATGTTCTGTACTGATAATCCTGATTTTATGCTCGAACTTTGCTGCACATATCTTGATCATACCTCTGGTATAGAAGCTGAATTTCCACAAATGCCGGAGGTTGCGTAATGGGATTAACAGCATTAAAAGGTAAAAGACTTAAAAAGAAAGTTGCTAGATCAAGAGCACGTACTGGTTTAGCAGGTGTTCCTATTGATAAAGGTTTTGAAGCAGTCAAAGATTATTTTCATATCAACGTTGATAAAAAAGATTGTATTAGTCAAGTTAAGACATGGGTTAAGAAAAACTTTCCTGAGCCATCTAAATATATTTTAGCGAATCCAGATTACAAATTTAGTATGACACATCATGCAGCTACTGCATTTTGGTATAATACTGAATTAAACAAAACACAAGAATCCGAGAAGGCTGCTAGCTATTTGTCTCATTTATTCGATAGGATGATACCTCTTATCGAAGAAGGCAAAGCTTTATATAATGCCAAAAAGTTGGAGTCAGATAACAATAAGGTTATCACCCTCTCTCCTCAACAACGACTCCAGCAAAAGATCAGTAACACGATAATGCAAGATCTCCTTTCTCTTGAAGACTCGTGGATCGAAGGTGAACAGGCTTCTTTGGACGTCTACCAAGCTTTTGGTAGACATGGTCTAAGTGGTTCAGCCACTATTCCAGTACGTACGGTGGTTGAGGGCTGGTTATTAGATTATGAGGACGCTTATCATAAGCGTTGCGATCAAGCAGTAGAAGGCTATTCTCATTTAAAACGATCAGAACTCAACCGTCGTATTAAAGAATGTCAAGCGATGTTGGCTGACTTAGATAGAATTAAAGCCGCAAGGAAAGCTACTCGAAAAGTTAAATTACCAAAAGTAGTAGCAATTGATAAACAAGTAGCTCGTATGAATTATCAAAAAGAAAATTCTGAGTTTAAGATTGTATCAATTAATCCAATACAGATTGTCGGTAAAGTTCGATTGTTTGTATTCAATACAAAATACAAAGAGCTCTGTTACTATCAAACAGATGCACCAAACGGTTTCCAAGTATCTGGTTCTACGATTAAAAACTTTAATAAGAAAACCAGTATTAAAATTAAACTTCGAAAGCCATTGGAATTCTTACCTATCATTTTGAATAAGACACCAAATCAAATTCAAAAAGAATTAGATGGTTTAAGTACCAAAGGCAAAGAAGCAAATGGACGTATCAATAAAGATACAATATTATTAAGGGTATTTGATAAATGACAATTGAACAAGAGTTTTTAACTAAATCTAAATTCACAGTGCTAATTGAGAAAACAGTCAGTGAATTGAAAATGAGTTATATGGATGCAGTTTTATATCTCTGCGAAAAGAATGATCTTGAACCAGAGGATATGAAAAAGTTTGTCTCACCAATTATACGAGACAAAATCGAAGCCGAGGCAATGGCTCTAAACTTCTTGCCAAAACAAAACACGTTAGATTCTGCTTTTGCAGATTAAACGTATATATAAATGTGTACAACGACGCATGTACGTTGTATAATATTACAGTAACATATTTCAGCAAATACGAGGTAACATATGTCTTTTGCAAATCTAAAACAAAACCGAGATCAAATCTCAAAACTTATCCAAGCAGCAGATCAAGCAGGTGGTGGTGAAAAGAAAAACTACGCCGATGAAAGAATCTGGAAACCAACAGTCGACAAAGCAGGTAATGGTTATGCCCTCCTCAGGTTCCTCCCAGCAGGTGAAGGTCAAGAACTTCCATGGGTTAGATACTGGGACCACGGTTTCAAGGGACCAACAGGTTTATGGTATATCGAAAACAGCCTTACATCTATTGGCCAACCTGATCCTGTTGGTGAACTCAACTCCAAGCTCTGGAACTCAGGCATTGAATCTGATAAAGACCGAGCCAGAGACCAAAAGCGTAGACTCCATTACGTAGTTAATATGCTTGTCTTACAGGATCCATCAAATCCTGCAAATGAAGGTAAGGTATTCCTTTATAAGTTTGGTAAGAAAATCTTCGATAAGATTATGGATTCCATGCAACCAGAATTTGCCGATGAAAAGGCAGTCAATCCATTTGACTTCTGGGAAGGTGCGGACTTCAAACTCAAAATCAGAAATGTTGAAGGTTATCGTAACTATGACAAATCTGAATTTGCATCGCCTAGTGCATTACACGAAGGTGATGATACTAAGTTGGAAGCAGTTTATAATCAACTACACGATTTATCTGAGTTTACTGATCCAAAGAACTATAAAACCTATGATGAGCTTAAAGCAAAGCTAGGTAGAGTTCTTGGTGAAGAAGCAATTGCAGGTGCGCCAACAATGGCACAAACTGCTCAGATGAATGAACCAGCTCCAGCTCCAATTACTCCAACTACGGCAGAAGATGTACCATCTGAAGATGATGATACTATGTCTTATTTTGCGAGATTGGCAAATGAAGAATAAGAACGTTTACCATAACTTTTATTCAGAGGACGGTGCTCGCGAGAGCGTCGTCTTCAAATACCCTAATGATGAAGCTTGGTATGTTGATTGTTATGAACATGGTCATCTGTCACAAACTCGAAAGATGGAAACAGATGGCATACTTCATAGTGAACAGTACGCTGAAGATTGCGCAGAAAATTGGGCACTTAAAATCTTTTAGAATAGACCAGCTCTACTATTACCAAAATTCATACGGCTAAACTGTGGATCATTACCGTCAAAGGGACTTGCACTTTGCATAACCATGGTTTGGCTGTTAGCAGCTTGATTGCCACCGCTGTTTGTAGAATTATCTATATTGTTGACTGTCACTCCACTAGTCGGATTACCATCTGCTAACATACTAACGCTATCATCACCTCTTGTGCGGGCTCTTTCAACTTTTCGAGCAATTCGATTGCTACTTGCTCTTTCACGTTTAACCGCTTCTGCTTTTTCTTTTGTTTCATCGCCTTGATCAATTTTTAATTCTCTAATTTTATCACCAAGAAATTTTGTTCCTATTACTGGCAAGTTTTCAACAAAAAATGCTATGCCTTCAATTAATCCATTAATCAATCCAGTAATCATCTTTCCAATTAGATCTGAAAAACTAAAGTCATCTAAAAACTTTTCAGCATCTTTAAAGCCAAATTTGCCTAATAGCCATGACACTGCACTTTTCAATAAGTCTAATGGCATACCAATAATAGATTGAAGCAAACCTGTTATTGCACCAGCTAAACCTCCAAGAAATCCATCTTTTTCAAATCCTTCAATAGCTCCTTTAACTGTATCATACGCAGTCATGATTAATGTTATAGGAAAGAAAAGTCTACCTATTACTTTACCAATAGTGCCAAGTACAGTCATAAATTTACTACCTTCTTCAAAAATAGCAAATGCTGACTTGATAGTTTTCATAGCTTTTGAAGCTGCTTCTTGAGCTGTAACAAACGGAGCTTTAATTGTGTTCACAATCTTTGTAATTAAGCTTACGCCATCTTCACCGCCAGTAAAGATAGCTTTGAAAGGTTTGACTAAATCAGCCAAAGGTTCTAATGGAAACATAAACGCGTTTCGAATAAAGGTAACGACTCTTTGAACCATTCTACCTATGCCGGTTTTTGGATCACTCGCGAAGAAATTACGAATAGGTTGTATAGCTGCTTTGATTCCTTTCATAGCGTCATCAAACGCTTTTATTGATCGTGCTTTAAAGCTACTTCCAATTCTTTTTAAATCGTCTCCCATTCTAACAAATGGATCCAATAAAACTGTGAGAGCTTTACCAACATTTGTTCTTAATTTACCAAGGCCAGCTTTTACTAGATCTAATAACTTATCAAGTCTAAATAATTTTGCGTATGCTTTTAAAGAATCAACTAAACCAGAGATGATACCGGCAACAACTGCAATTAAGCCTAACAATAATAGTTTTAATTTGCTATCATCTGGCTTATCTGCACTTGAAGCTACTTCTTGAGTAGCAGCAGCTTGTTGTTCACGCATAGCTTCTAGCAGCTTCATGTTCGAAAGCGCCATTGCTTTTACAAATTGATTTACAATTGTTGTTAACCTATCAACACTTGCAACAATTCTTGAAGCACCGTCCATTTCATTATCATTCGCTACTTTTAGCGTTTGATTTACTTCTGCTAGAGTTGCCATATCTACCTCATTTTTGCCTTAGACATTTCTTGGTCTCTTTTTTGTTTCTCTTCTTTAATGTGGTTGAGAAGTAATGCCACATATATTTCTCTTTCAAATGGTAACATATTCTCTATCTCAGTCAAGCTCCAATTCCAGTGAGTCATTAAATTGAAGTTCATCTTATAGTGGTTCTCAAGATTATCGTGAGATAGAGCTATTATAAAAAATTTTGTAGTCCCTCCACAACCATTTCATTTTTATGTTCACAGTGTTTACACGTAAACTTTGCTGTATGTTTCAACGATGGTATTTCATTAATAAAGTTTTGAATCTTTATAAACTGATCTTGGTTCATTGATTCAATAAATTCTGTAACCTCTTCTGAAGTTTGTTCTTTCATAATAATTCGTTCATCAGGAGTTTCAACTGCTAATAAGCAATTACTTAAAACTTTAAAAGCTACATCAGCCGTACTGCTTTCTTCAATATTAGATAATCCTGATTCAATCATATCTAAATATGTAGGATAACAAAGTTCAACTGCAATATCATCAGTTATTTGTACTTTAAAATCTTGTTCAGGAACTTCAATTTTAATATCTTCAACATTGATAGCAATCGGATTATCTTTTCCGCATTCAGTACATTTAACAATGACTTCTGCAGTTTCACCTACTGATTTTGCTCTCATTTGCAAAAACATATATTCAACATCAAAAGATGTAAGTTTATTTTTTGGATAGTCGCCTTCAACACAATTATCAAATGTGTCAAGGATTGCTCTTAACATTACTTTCTGGTCGTTTGACTCAGAAGCTAACATAAGTGATTTTTGTTCTTTAACTAAGAACGGTCTATAACGCACTTTCTTATTGATTGATGGAATCTCCATCTCATAACTTGGAGCATTATTAAGTTTTGGTAGTGCCATGATTTACCTCTAAAAGTTTATTGATAGCGAAAGTTGGCCAGCTGGAACACGTTCAAAGTTTGTGTAAGACAATGCAACGGTTGTTTCAACAAAGCCATCAGGTTCATTATTATATTCAATTGCCGTAATTGACGTTGGGAATGCGTTATTTAACGCAACCGAATAAGTCGATGCCATAACATCGATTGGTAGTTTATTTGTTATTGGAAAAGCACCAAGTGGAACCGGCATTGCCAATTGATGTATGATAACTCTCTTTGCATATTCATTTTTATACTTTGCAGTTTGAGCTTCTTCGTTTAATGTAAGATCACGCCAGTCGTCGAAATATCTTCTTATTGGTAGAGTTGATGTTTCCATAAATGTAAGTGTAACATCCTCAACAGCATAACCATAAGCAACTTTCTCAAACTTCATTCCAACACGACGTTCATGCGTGGTAACTTGTTTTCCAGGGATTTGAGCAGTACGACAAAGAATGTTCATATTTCTTGAACCAAGGAATCCAATTATTCCACCATTACCTAAAGATGGTAATGTAACTAAAAATCTGTTTGTTCTTGCAAGACCACCACCGAAGGTAATCGAACTTTTAATTTCTGATAGTGAAGCCATTATGCCCTCAATTTCTTTTTAGAATCTCTATAAACTTGACTAGGACTTGCTTTATTCCAATCTGCACTTGGAAGGAAAGTTGCAACTTCCCATTCAGGCTTTTCAATCAGAGCAAATCTACTACGTACATGTTTAAACAAATAGTGTTTCATCGCAGGGTTTAGATATTTCATAGGTATTTTACCACTGCCACCTAGAACTACATCAAGCAATCGAGCTCTTGCAGCCGGTGGTAAGTAATGAAGATTCAAACCCATGAATCCACCTTGTGCTGGACCTATCATAATAATTAATGGAAACCCGTCGTAGTATGGCAAAGTTTCTTTATGTTTAGGATCATAGAAAAACATATACATGTTTCCAAGTGGACCAGTTCTTGTGATTGGTCTATTTTTTAGTTCAACCGCATCATCACCTAATAACTTATTACGGTTCATAGTAAACCGTCCACGAAACATTTGTCTCGCTTTGTCCTGAAACCAACGTATAGACTGTCGAGTCCGTGGTGTAACACCAGCACGGAATGCTTCGATCTCTAAATCTCTAAATAAACTTTCGCCTGCCATACGTGTATTTATAACTATTTTTTACGTTTTCTGTATGGTCTCAGTGGCTTTAGTTTTCCCGGTACTTTTTTCAAAGGCTTCTCCATAATACCCATTGTTTGTAATGTTTCTTCAGTCCACACCTGAAACTTCCACTTACGATCTTTACAAAAAGAATCTGCAGCTTCCCATTTATTCATGTTCTTGACATATACTGCTGCTTCACCAATATATTGTCTTCGAGTCTTTCCGGTTTTGTTTGGTACAACTGTTTCTTTTGCTGGTTTAATTTCAACTAAGATTGTTTGGTTCTCAAATACAATTTTTAAATCTGGAAAATAACGATGATACCTTTTATCCATATCATAATAATATGGAATACAAATTTCTTCAGAGGACCACTTCTTTACTTTTGGATTTCGATCGCACCACTTAAATACCTGTAGTTCCCACAACGATCTATACACCACGTTGTCAAAATCACCGGCGTATTTCTTCTTATTCTCTACTGTGTATCGACCTTTATATGCCATATTTTCGTTATAAATAGTTCAAAGTTATTACAATATTTATTAGGATTTACGACATGGCAAATAAACCAGCTGAAGGTTATCCAGGGAGACTTGAATATCCTATTAATAAAGAAGATCAATATAATACTAAAATAGTATTTCAAGCTGTAGAAATCGATCCTCCTAGTTTACAAGGACTTAATGTTGCAAACGCTGTTTCTTCTGTTACAGGCGGAGGAGCTGAGAAAAATTCAGGATCATCAAGTGTAGGAGCTTCTGATCTAAGGTTCTTTGACATCGGCGGAGAACGTGCACAGATCTATGTGCCTCTTGGTGGATTTGCAGTTAATGATGGATTTGATTATGCACAGTCTTCTTTAAATTTAGCTGGAGCTGCCATGGCGGCCACTCTAAATCAAGGTGGAACAATTGGCGAAAGTTTGAAAAAAGGAATTGCAGAAGCTGGTCAATCAGGTATCGATGCTTTCAAAGCCGTTATGGGCGATCAATCAATTGGAAGAATAGCTGCGTTAAGAGCGGCTCAATTGATTCCAAATGAAGGCATGAGAAATGCAGCAAGTATAACAACACGTGCTACGATGAATCCAAATATTAGAACTAACTTCAATGGTGTAGCTGTTCGTGAATTTAATTTTCAATTTCAGTTTATTCCAGTTTCTGCAGAAGAATCATTGGCAATCAAATCGATTATTAAGTTTTTTAGATTTCATTCGTATCCTGAAGAGATTAGCCCGATAGGTACATCCTTTTCAGTTGGATTAGAATATCCAAATATGTTTAAGATTCGCTTGTTGTCAAACGCAGGTGGTAAACATTTTAAAAATATTGGTACACCAATTAAATTATCTTATCTGAAGAGTGTCAGTACCACATATAACCCTACTTCGCCAGTTTTACATGAAGACGGTGCACCAACAGAAATAACAATGGGATTAACCTTTGTTGAATACAAAGCTCAAACTCGTAAAGATATTGAGGCTGAAGGAAGTGAATCATTCTATCATTTTGAAAATGGTACACAAGGTGCTAGACCATCTTCAACAAGTAAATCTCCAACTCCAACTAATAACACACAAATTGATGGGCCATAGGTAAAAAATGTCAAATTATTTTAGATACTTTCCAGCGGTTGAATATAAGTTTGGTGGCGAAGCTATGCCAGCAACTTTTGAAAATCTTACAATATACGCAGATGTTGTAGATCAAATCGCGGATGCTAGTACGGCTTATGAAGAATATTATATTCTTCCAAATGAACGGCCAGATCAGGTTTCGCAAAAATTATATGGAACTCCAAGTTTTCATTGGACCTTCTATTTAATGAATCCAAAGATTCGAGAACAGCGGTGGCCGTTAGCTGACGGCGAACTTTTTGATAGAGCAGTACTTAAGTATCCTACTAAAGTAATTACAACTCGAACAAAGCTTACTGATAAATTTAAAGTTGGCCAGACAATTACTGGTGCGTCATCAGCTGCAACTGCAACTATTGGTAAAAGAAATCTTGACCTTGGCCAGTTATTTTTAGAAAATGTTGATGGTACTTTTACTGCCGGTGAAAACGTTAACTCAACAAATAGTGATGGTGCAACTGAAGTGATTATTGTTACAAGCTTCGAAGATCAGTATAACGCTGCACACCATTATGAAAATAGTTCTGGTGAGACTGTTGATATTGATCCTGAAGTTGGCCCAGGAGCTTTGTTAACTGAAGTTACATACTTCGATAGAGTTAGAAGATTAAATGATGCTAATCGAGAAATTAAATATATTAAACCCGGTATCGTAAGAGATATCGTAAAAGCTTTTAGAGATAGTGTAAGTAGTGCATAATGGCAACTCAAGAACAAACCTCATATGAATTTGATTCTATTGAGATCCAATCATCAAGATTAGGAAAACCTGTAGAAATAAATCGAATTGTAACGGACCTTGAAATATTTGAACATATTCAAAAGCCGTATCTTACTGCAAGAATGATGATTGTCGATGATTCTAACTTTTATCAAGACGCAGACTTTCAAGGAACAGAAACAGTAGTAATAAAAATCAGATCTACAGAAGAAGATTCTATTCAAATTGAAAAAAGATTTATTGTTAATGAAGTTGAAAAACAGCAAAAGGTACAGGACAACGCTCAAGTTATTTTATTTCATTTAGTTGAAGACATATATTATTTGTCTTCTTTAATAAACGTTAACAGGCATTACACTGGTAGTCCACGTGATATTATCGAAAGAATTGCTAGAATTGAACTAGGAAAAAAAGTAAGTGGAGGATTAGGCGCTTCACAAAATATGAGAGTCATAGTTCCGAATCTAACTCCGATCGATGCTATGCAGTGGATTGTAAATAGAGCTTCAACCAATAAAGGCTATCCTTTTTATTTGTATTCTCAACTTGTTGGTGATGATTTGATTATGGATGACCTTGGTTCTCTTTTAACTAAAGTTTCTATGAATGCTGGTAAAGATATTAAGTTCACAGCGTCATCAACTAAATCTCAAAACAGTATGAATTTAAAAGTACAAAGGCGAGCAATTAAAAGCCACACGTTTGGTTCTTCAGAAAATTTATTACAAATCATTCGTGATGGTCTACTGAGTTCTAACTATGAAGTTATCGATACGCTTACCGAAGGAACTAAAAAGTTTACGTTTAATTCTAGAGATGATTTATTTAAAAAATTAGTATTAGATGATATACTATCAAAAGAACAGCCGAATCCGCCAGTTAACTATGATGAAGTAATTAACGATAAAGAACTTAAAGAATACACATCTGGATATTCAACGTTGATTGGTGGTTCAATGGCTTTCCGAGATTCAGGTGAAGGAATCAACCCATTCAAATATAATGAATGGACCAATTCATATAATGAAACAAAAAACGCTGCAGCTTATAAGTTACGTGCTATACAAACTTCTATGGATGCAATGTTAAAGAAGAATCCATTGATGATTAACGTAAATGGAATCGAGTTTTTAAAGGGTGATAACAATAAAACAATTGGAAATAACATTGATGTTGTCTTTATGGTAACTCATAACGATGCAGCAGATCAGGCTGATAAAGAAGATAAGAAAAAGTCTGGTAAGTATTTAATTTATTCTGCAAGACATATGTTTAAAAAATCAGTAGACACGTATGACATGTCTCTTGGTTTAGTTAAAATTGGTAATTTAAGAAGGACTGAAACGTGAGTACTTTTTATGGAGATAATATTCGTTGGTTTATTGGAGATGTTGTAAGCATTTCTGATCCAACATCGCTTGGAAGAATTAAAGTAAGAATCCACGGATTACATCAATCTCAGATTCGTGATGAAGACCTTCCCTTTGCTCAAACGGTTGTACCAATTAACGAAGGTGGAACAAAAGAACTTGGCAATGTCCTTGGTATCCAAGTTGGAGCTCGAGTGTTTGGTATCTTTATGGACGGCCAAAATTCTCAGCTTCCACTTATTATTGGTTCGTTACCAAAGTATGAAGATGCAACTGATGGTGATAGATCTACACCTCGATTATCTCGTGGTATAAACACAATTACAAAAACACCTGATACTACAACTGGTGAACCAGCATCTCCTTATAACGCAACGTATCCAAATAATAAAGTAACGCAAACATCTTCAGGCCATGTGATTGAAATTGACGATACACCAAGCGCGGAAAGAATTCATATATACCATAAGTCAGGTACGTTTGTTGAGATGCATCCAAACGGCGATGTTGTAACTCATACAAAGAATGGCTTTAAAACTGTAACTGGTAACGAGAAAATTCATGTAACTGGTGATATGGAAATTGTGTGTGATGGTAATTTTAAAGTAACTGCAACAAGGATTGATCTAAACTAATGGCTCATGAATTTAAAATAATAAGAAATCGTAAATTAGAAACATATTATGAGTATGAGCATATTCCAAATGAGTTTGAGCATTTAATTAAGTTTGCTCCTGAGATACCACCGGAGCCACACACTGAAGAACAGCATGAAGAGATTGAAGCATGGCAACATAAATTTAAAAGGTTGATGGAGATAGAACTTGCCAGCAGTAACTAGAAAAGGTGATGCCGATTTACCTCATTGTTCTGGAATGGTAAGAGATGGGGCTTCATCTGATGTTTTTGTAAATGGTATTGGTGTAAGTAGACAAGGTGACAATAATACCTCACATTTATTGCCACCGGTTCCATGCCCAGGACACGCTGCACCTATATCAACAGGATCAACCACAGTATTTGTAAATGGTAAAGGATGCGGAAGAATTGGAGATGGAATCACAGGTTGTACATCTGTAGCTGAAGGTTCTTCGAATGTTTTCGCTGGATAAGGTATAAATAGACATATGGCACGTGTATTTTCGATAGAAGACGGAACTTTAGATACTGCAGGTATTACAGTATCTAGAAACAAAGTATATAGAGACCTTGACTTGACTTTTGCCAAGAAGGGTGATGGAGACGTATTCAAAAAATCAGATGCTGCAGCAGTAAAACAAGCTGTTAAAAATTTATTATTAACTAATTTTGGAGAGAAACCATTTACACCAAGATTTGGCGGAAACCTAAATGATTTCTTATTTAATTTAGATACTGAGTTTGATGAACTTGAAATTGAAGATAACGTAATGCAGGCAATAGCAAACTTTGAACCGAGAGCTATATTAAGAGATGTGAGTGCAACTCTATTGCCAGATCAGAATAGTGTAAATGTAAAAGTAGTATTTCAGGTTGTTAATATTCAGGAAACACAAGAACTTAGTATAAATCTCACGAGGTTAAGGTAATGGCTGTAATTAGATCGTCAGATCTTGATTTTGATACAATCAAGTCAAATTTAAAAACTTATTTTCAAGCAAAGAGCGACTTTACTGATTATGATTTTGAAGCATCGGGATTGAGTAACATTCTTGATGTTTTAGCTTACAACACACATATCAACGGTCTTACCGCAAACTTTGCAATCAATGAATCATTTCTTAAATCAGCGCAGTTAAGATCTTCTGTCGTAGCTCATGCCGAAACTGTTGGTTACTATCCAGCTTCGAAGAGTGGAGCAACAGCAACTATTGATTTTAAAGTTGTAACATCAGATACAATTACAGCTAGTGCATCCTTACCGGCTTTCACTACATTTACTGGAACGCTTGGAGACGATACATTTACTTTTCAAACTTTAGTGGCTCATACAGCTACTAATGACGGAACTGGAACTTTTCAATTTAAAACAGAAAGTGGTTTAAGTAGCGTTGTAATAACTGAAGGAACTCAGAAAACTAAAACGTTTATTGTTGGTGAAACTACTGATAATCAAGTTTATGTTATTCCAGACGAAGCATTAGATAAGAATACATTAAAAGTTGAAGTGTTTGATACTACAACTTCAAGTACATTTAACACTTATAACGATATTGAAAGTGTTGTAAGGATTGACACAAACTCTAGAGTTTATATCATTCGTGAAACACCGAATGGACAATATGAAATTATCTTTGGCGAGGATAGCGTTCTTGGTAAAGCGCCAGTAGCTGGTAATAAAATTGTTGTAACATATCTTGCCACTAACGGTGCTGACGCAAACTCAATCACTACGTTTACTGCAGATTCTCAGCTTTCAATTGGTGGAACAAGTTACACACCAACAGTTACAACCACTGTAAATTCTGCGGGTGGCGGAGACAAAGAAAGTATTGAATCAATTAAACTCAACGCACCAATTAACTTTGCATCTCAACAAAGGCTTGTTACTGCAGAAGATTACAAAGCTATTGTATCTGAAAGATTTACAACATTACTTGATGATGTTGCAGCATGGGGCGGTGAAGACAATATACCTGCAACATTCGGTGATGTATATCTTTCACTTAGTTTTAAAAGTGGTATCTCAGCTGCAGTACAAACAGATACTAAAAATACGATTCAAAACACAATTGCTCCAAACTTAGGAGTTATGTCAATTGATGTCGAATTTGTTGATCCGATTAATACGTTTATAGAATTAGCTGTTACTTTTGATTTTGATCCGGATCTAACTAATCTTACACTTGATGCTATTCAATCAAATATTAAAACAGAATTAGCAACGTTCTTTACAACCAATCTCGGAAAGTTTGATAGTGTGTTTAGAAAATCAGCATTGCTTACGACAATTGATGCAATATCACCTGCGATTCTAAACTCTGATATGTCAGTTAAAATTCAACAAAGCTTTACACCAACTTTGAATACAGCAAAAGACTTTTCCATTCCTTTCCCAGTTGCATTAGCTGCACCTGATGATGTGGACAGAAGAGTAACATCAACACCATTTACAATTGGTGGAAATACATGTATTATACGAAACAGATTAAACTCCACTACACTCGAGATATTCGATCAAACGGCCGATACAATTATTTCTGATAATACTGGTAGTTATAATCAAACAACCGGCGTAGTATCATTGAATGGATTTGGCGCTAATGTTACAGCATTTAATGGAGATGCAATCAAATTATCGATTAATCCAGCAAATCAAAACACAATCAAGCCACTTAGAAATTATATAATTAAATTAGATTCAGCTGCTACATCAGCTTCTGGTACAATCGATCAACAAAATACAAGTACAACGTTGACAACATAACATGGCAATTACGACAGTAGATAATAACAGGCGAGATCCTGTACTAAAAAGATCAGATGTTAAAACAACTCTGCCTGAGTGGTTTCAAGCTGATAATCCTAAGTTCGTTAGGTTCATGGAAGTTTATGAAGAGTTTCTTGATAGTGATCAAGGTAAATTCAACTTTCATCAAAAGGTACAAGATATATTCGCTTCAAGAGATGTGGCTGACACCGATATAGATTTCTTAGATCAGATTATCGGTGAGATTGGTAATGGATTAACCCAATCTTCTTTCTTTTCAAATCCAAGATTGATGGCCAGATTACTTGGTAACTTTTATCAACAAAAAGGAACTAAGCCATCGGCCGAAGGATTCTTTCGAGGATTCTTTGGAGAAGAAGTTGAGGTTACTTATCCGAAGAGAGATATATTTGTTGTAGGCCAAGATGAAATTGGATTTGATTCTCAAAAGAAAATACAAGATGCAAAGCGCTTTCAAGTATTTTCAATATTACTTAAATCTGGTATTTCAGTTTCCGATTATGAATTGTTATATAAAAAGTTTGTACATCCAGCAGGATTCCATTTTGCTGGTGATGTTTTATCGACTGGAGAAGTTTCTCTTACTCCGACGATATCATTACACAATCCTCTTGATTCAAACGTCGAAGATCCATTGTTCTTAGGTCAAGCATCTCTTGGTACAGGTACTCTCTTTGGCGAAACTACTGGATTACAAGATTCATCTGACGGTACAACCTTCCGTATCGATCTACGGCAACAAGAAACAACTATTTACGGAGATGATTCTGATCTTACTGCATCGTTGCTTGTTACCTACTACGATGATATTAAAACACTGCTTAATCCTAACTCGTTTAGGTTTGATGATAGTGCTAATAGTGGAAGACCAGACTTTGCAATGACTGTAGAAACTTTTGATAATGACGTATTTACTCGAATTTCATCAGATTCTTCGATATAAATAAGCTAAACAGGATTTAAAAAAATGGCAAGACAAAATATAGGAATCGGCTCATCAGCAAACGACGGTAACGGAGATACTCTTCGCACTGCTGGCGGCAAGATAAATGATAACTTCGTTGAGATCTATCGCTTCTTAGGTGGTGGCGATAGCGATAACTTGTCTGCACAAATTACTCTTGAGGATAGTGCAGTAGTATTTGAAGGTGCTACAGCTGACGGTAACGAAATGAGATTGACAACTGTTGAACCTACAGCAGATCGTCAAATTCAATTACCTGATGCCGATGGTATTGTAACACTGAATGCAGCTACACAAACGTTAACAAATAAGACAATTACTAATCCTTTGATTACTGATCCAAAGGTTGGTAGTTCTATTCAAGATTCAAGTGGAAGTGAAATCTTTCTCTTATCAAAGAATGGCTCAGGATCTGGTATTAACCACTTTAACATTCAGCATGCGATTGCGGCTAATCCAATTCGAATTGCAGCAGCAAGTTCTGGTACAAATGTTAAAATGGAAATTGCGGCCAAAGGAACAGGTGCAGTTGAAATTAATAAAGTTTCTGTTAAGTCTTTGGAAAAAACAGCAGACGGTAATGTACTAGCATCAGACAATGCTACACACATTATATGTAATAAAGGATCTGCTCTCGCTCTTACTTTGGCCGATGGCACTCACTCAGGCGAGATGAAGATCTTTACAAATAAAGGTGCTGGTGTCGCAACTATTACCGTGACTAATTTTAAAAGTACAGGTGGTACAACAAGTTTTGCCATTGCTCAAAACGAAGCAGCCCAGTGTATTTGGGATGGATCACATTGGTTCTTGATTGGCAATCAGAGCGTAACTACATTGGCGTAAGGATTAAAAGATGACAGCAATTGTAACAGACCCACTTAAAAGAAAGTTAGCACAGGACTTACTTACTGAAGTTCAAAGCACTTCAGATTCAAATGAATTCTATATTGGAATTGGTAAGACTGATACGTATGACTCGTCAGATACGACAATTGATCCACTGCGTCACACCTTCGACGAAAGAGTTGCTCGAGGCAATTTAGAATCTTTGAAAAAGATTACAGCTTCTTCGATGGTGGTTACAAGAAACAACTGGTCATCAGGTACAATTTATGATGCATGGAACGATAAGCAACAAGGATATGGATCGAATCCATATTATGTTTTAACAGAAGATAACGAAGTTTATATTTGTCTACAACAAAGTAGAAGTTCAACCGGTTCAGCAAACCCATCGACTGTTAAACCTTCATTCGGTACAGCTGGTGTAACCTTACATCAAGCCTTTGAAACTTCTGATGGATATCGCTGGAAACTTCTATATTCAATCGGTGCAGGTGATGCAACTAACTTTTTAACTTCAGGTTTCCAGCCTGTAACTGTAATCACAAAAGATTCAGCTTCATGTAGTACTACTGAACTACAACAATTGAATGTTCAAAATACAACTACACCCGGCCAGATTTTAGGTGTTGAAGTTGTGAATGGTGGTAGTGGATATAGTTCTGCTCCAGCATTAACATTCCGTGGTGATGGTTCAGGTGCGGCAGCAACTGCTACAATATCAGGTGGTGCAATTGTAAAAGTTGAAATGAATAATGAATCAGGTGGACTTGGCTCAGGATATAATTATTCTTCACTTAGCTTCTCAGGTAACGCAACTCTAAGACCGATTATTGGACCACGTGATGGTATTGGTAAAGATGCTCGAGCTGATCTAAAAGGTTCAAGTGTTATGTTAAACATTAAACCTTCAGGCAGTGAAACCGATACATTTAATATTACAAACGATTTTAGACAAATTACTTTGTTTAGAAATTTAGATCTTACTGATTCTGCTGTTGACGGCAACAGATTAACTGCAACTTCAGTAAAAACAAATAGAAATATGACGTTGACCGGTACGATATCTGCAACAGGATTTGCAATTGATGAAGTTATTACAGGCGGTACATCTGGAGTAACAGCCATTATTGATGAAGTTGATTCAAGTGCTGGTAAGAGTTTAAGGTTTCACCAAAACGAAAAAACGCGAAATGGTAACTTTACAGATGGTGAAGCTCTTAGCGGAAGCTTAGGCGGATCAGGAACTATTGATAGCGGAAACCTTTTTGGTACCGCAGATATCTACTCAGGTGATCTGTTATACATAGAAAATAGAGCAAGAATTGTTCGATCTTCGGCTCAAACTGAAGACATTAAAGTAATTTTGACGGTGTAAAAAAATGGCAACAGCATTTACCACTACTACATTTGAAACCACTTATAAAGACGATTATAAAGATTCCGATAATTATCATCGTATTCTTTTTAATAGTGGCAAGTCGTTGCAAGCAAGAGAGCTTACGCAATTACAAACTATTATTCAGGAAGAAATTACTCGGTTTGGAACTAATATCTTTAAAGAAGGTGGAAAGGTAAGTGGAGGTAATACAACTCTTAATAGAAGAGAATTTATTAAGTTAGCCTCAGGTGCTTTACCTTCAGACGCAAGTACTGTTGTCGGTGAAGAATTTGTAGATGGCGATGGAATTAAAGTTAAAGTTCTCAAAGCTGTTGAAGAAACTGGATCAGATCCTGATACAATCTATGTTGAATATATTGATAGACTATCAGGCACATCAGGTACAACTCCAATTCGTTGCGCTAACGGTGGTACACTAACTCATCTTGCAGCTACACTTGATCCTTTAACAATTGCTTCATCTGCTGCGACAGGTGAAGGTTTAGAAGCTTCAATTACTGCTGGTTCTTTCTATGTACAAGGTAGATTCGTATTTGTTAAAGCTCAATCAACATTTGTTAACAAGTACACTATTAACACTACTAAAGATCTTGGCTTCAAACTCGTACAGGATATTGTAACAACTGCTGATGATACAGCTTTATTTGATAATCAAGGTGCAACTCCAAACGAAGCTTCTCCGGGTGCTGATCGTTGGAGAATCAAATTAACTCTTACAACAAGAGATCAACTAGCTGCTAGCGATAACTTTGTGTTCTTATCTCAAGTTATTAATGGTAAGACTGGAATTGAAGTAACTAAAGATAATTCTTATAATATTATTTTAGATACTTTGGCAAGAAGAACAAAAGAAGAATCCGGCAACTATATTGTACAACCATACACAGCAAAGTTCGATGCTTTAGATGACTCAAATCTTTCTCTAGATGTTACAGGCGGTATTGCTTACGTTGAAGGATACCGAATCCAATCGAAGGCTCAAGATATTACAGTACCGAGAGCTCAAACCACTTTAGCTGTTGAAGGTGATGCCGTTATTCCAGTTTATGGTAACTATGTTTTATTTGATTCAAACTACAGTTTACCAGAATTAAACTCTCGAGCAATCATTACAAACGATTCAAATGGTGCTGGAACGAAGATTGGTACAGCCAGAATTAGACACTATGAAGAAGATGGTGCGGATCATAGAGCATATCTTTATGATATTAAAATGGATGCAGGCCAAAACTTTGCTAATGCATCGTCAATTGGCGCAAGCACAACTGACTTCATTAATATTAAATTAGAAAATAATAGAGCTGAACTAAAAGAAACTCTGAATAATAGTTTGATCTTTCCACTACCAAAAACAAGACCTTCAACTATCGCATACACTGGATCAAATAATATTGTCTTACAAAGAAAATATACAGTAACAACAAACGGTTCAGGTGTACTTGGTACTGATGAAACAATTGGTGGTGATGGTGCTACATTTACAAGTAGCTCACAATGGATTGCAGTAAAAAGAACAGGCGCTATCGATGATGACGTTGTTTTCGACGCTACTCTTTCTGCTGGTACTAAATTCAATATTACAAGTGGTGCAGAAAATAATACTGATTACGATATCTATGCTTTACAAAATCATACTGGTGCTGGATCAAACGATGGAAGATTCCATGCTAAGGTTAAGTCACTAGCAACTGGTGTTCCACTTACAATCAATATGCAAGATGATCTCGATTCAGATGGAAATGGTACAAAGTTCCTTTCATTAAGAAAAGCAGACGTTTACAAAGTTGAAGAGATTGCTCTTAATGCTGAAGGTGGTAACGATCTATCAAGCTTCTTTACATTTGATAATGGTCAAAGAGATAACTTCTATGATATCGGTCGATTGGTAGTTAAATCTGGTAAGACACTTCCACAAGGTAACGCATTTATTCGATTTAGACATTTTACACACTCAACTGAAGGTACACATTTTGATGTAACTTCATATCCATCTGGTGATAGTGTAGGATACGAAGGTATTCCAGATTTTAGAAGAAGCACTGGAGAAGTTATTAACTTAAGAGATATGGTAGATTTCCGTCCGGTCGCTGGTGTTTTGGCTGATTCAGCTGGTGTTGCACAACATACGTTTGACTCATCGGGTATTGGTGCTGCAGTTGTTCCGTTACTTCCAGTAAGTGGCCAATCATTCGATCTTAATCCAACTTATTATCTTCCTCGATCAGATAGATTGGTATTGGTTACTCAAGACGATGAAAAGAAACCATTACCACGCGGTGAAGTAAAATATATTCAAGGCGTGCCAGATCATAACTCGCAACTTCCAGCGATTCCGGAAGGCGCACTTGGTCTACAGAATTTCCACTTAAAAGGTTATACACTGAATGAATCTGATTTGAGCTCAGCCGTTTTAGAAGCAAAACGATTTACTATGGCAGATATTCAACGCCTTGAAGATCGTATTGAAGATCTTGAAGAATTGACTGTATTGAGTCTACTTGAAAATGCTACTGAAGCATTAACTGTTGTTGACTCAGCTGGATTGGCAAGAACTAAATCAGGATTTATTGCAGACACATTTACAAACTTCGCTTTCTCTGATATAGAAAGAGAAGAATATAGAGCTTCGGTTGAAAACTTAGATGGAGTTCTCAAGCCTCTTGTAGTGATGAACGACATTCGTATCACTTACGATTCAGATAACTCAACTACATCGAGAGGAGCAGGTAGAGGACTACAACCATCTGGTGAAATGGTTACTTTACCAATTGACTCAAGTCCATCATTTATTGATCAGAGTCTCGCAACTGAAACAGAAAATATTAATCCATTCGCAGTTGTAACTGGCAAAGGTGTGCTTGAACTTTCTCCGGCAAGTGATACATGGGTTGAAAGACGTAGAGCACCAGACGTAATTGTGGATGGAGGAACAGTAGTTAACACCAGAAGAGTTACTACAGCTTTTGGAACTCGTAATTCGAATAATCAAGGCCGGTTGGACCACGTCCCAGGATAGGAGATAATTTATGACTGATAGAATAACGACTAGAAGGCAGGTAATTGGTAGCCGTGTCATCGATGTCCAACTGATTCCTTTCATGAGATCAAGAAAAGTATTCTTTAGAGCTCAAGGGTTGAGGCCAAGAACTCGCTATTTCCCATATTTTGGTAAAAAATCGATTGATAATTTCGCTAGAAATGAAACTTCATTTACTCGTTTTGGTACTACTAATGTTGATAATTCAAATTTATTTTTCAATTCAACTGCTCACCCAGATGGGTCTACTAACTTAACGTCTGATTCCAATGGTCAGTTGATTGGATCATTCATTGTTCCAAATACAGCTTCAAATAAATTTAGAGCTGGCGTACAAGAATTTAAATTATTAGATATTTCGGGCGGTGAAGATAGAAATGCTATTAGTTTGGCTAGAACTAACTATAATGCTCAAGGTGTTCTTGAAACTGTACAACAAACTGTAAGAAGTACGCGTATTATCGATAGAACAGTGTTTGTTGACCCACCGCTGGGGGATACAGCTGATGGTGGTGGTGGTGATGCATCTGATCCTCTGGCTCAGTCTTTCTTTGTGAGTGCCATTGAACATCCGAATGGGTTGTTTGTAACTAAATGTAGAATATTCTTTGCAACTAAATCTTCAACAGTTCCTGTGAGAGTTGAAATTAGGCCTGTAGAAAACGGCATCCCTGTCCCTTTCCCAATCCCTGGTGCAGTTAAATTCTTAGGTGCTTCACAAGTTAATATTCCATCAGATCTAACTGACCTAGATAATATTCGTTCGAACGGAACAGACTTTGTATTTGAAGAACCTGTATATCTTACAACTGGTAGAGAATATGCAATTGTTGTCTTAGCTGAATCAGTCGATTATAATGTTCACGTAGCAAAGACATATGATTTCTTGATTGGATCAACAGAAGCAAGAGTAAGTAAACAGCCAACTATGGGTTCATTGTTCTTATCTCAAAATGGTTCTACATGGACACCAGATCAAGATAGAGACTTGATGTTTATTCTTTATAGAGCAGACTTTGCTACATCAGGTACTGCTAAGTTTGGAAACGTAACAGACATTAGAGAAAAGTTATCATTCCCATCAATACAAACAGACTCAGGTGGAACTGAGTGTCATGTGTTTATGGACGGCCATGGATTCTCAAAGAATGATAAAGTATTTGTTTCAGGCGTAACTGATGCAAATGTAGATGGTGCATTTGATTTTGGAAACTCAATTAATGGATCAAGAACTATTACAAAGGTAGACCATACCGGATTTACTTTTGCTGCTGACTCAAGCGCACAAAGAACTTTGATAGTCGGTGGTAATGATACAGTTGTTACACGTAACGTTATGATGGATGAATTTATTCCGAACGTTGCGACTATGAGACCATCAACAGGAACCGTAATTGCAGCAAGTGCTAAGTTGGTATCAGGCGGATCTTATGCAGGTACTCGAAACACAAGTCCAAGTTATGCTAAAGACGCATCATTCAGTAGTATTACTTTAAATGAAACAAATATACTTAATGCACCAGCAGTTATTTTGAATGATTCAAACGTTGGAGTTCATAGTGTATCAGGTGCTTCTTTTGAAATGCAATTAGATTTATCAACTGATGATACTAAAGTTTCACCGGTTGTCGATCTTCAAAGATCTGTCGTACTTGCTACTGAAAATATTATTGATAGACAAGATCAATCATCAACAAATAGCTTTAACGTTCCGATCGAGTTTGTTGACGAAACTGATAAGACATTAGGATCTCACGCGGCGAAGCACGTTACAATACCAGTTGTTCTTGAAGAACCAGCTGTTGGTATCAATATATTATTTGCAGCCAATCGTCCAGATGCTGCAGGATTTAGAGTATTCTTTAAAACTGGCACAGCAGACGATAATCTTGATGATTTGGCATATACTGAGATTGCAGAAACAAGTAGCAATCCAGCTGACGAACAAGTAGATGTTTTCCGTGAGTATCAATATCTTGTCGGTGGTCAGGTTGGTAACTTAGATTCGTTTACTCAGTTCCAAGTAAAGATCGTTATGACTTCAACTAACTCTTCTAAGATTCCAACAATTAAGGACTTTAGAGCAATTGCATTGGTTTCATAATGAATAAATACACTAGAGTTGAAGGACACAACAATTTAGTAAGATCACCAACTGGTGTTATATTAAATACAGATAAACATGGTATTGCTCTTGCAAGGAATCGAAAGAAGGTTTGGAAAGATCAACAGGAAGAAATTGCACAGCTTCGTAATGATGTTGCTATGATGAAACAAATGATGCAACAGATATTAGAGGATAAAAATGGCACAAACAATAATTAACCTATCAGATCCTATTAATACTTGGGTAACTAAGTCGAATGAAATGGGAGCAGATATTGGTAATCTCGGCGATCTTACAGATTCAGCCGCCACACTTGTTGCAGCTATAAACGCCATTAATTCTGATATTGGTAATCGAGCAAGTCTTACGAATCCAGCAGCTGATCTAGTAACTGCTATAAATAACTTAAATAATACTTTTCTTGAGTTAACAGACTCAGCTGATATTAAAAATAAATTTGCAGGTAACACTATCATATCGATGGATAGTGGATCAGGCGGAGCAAGAGCAACATTTACTTTAGTTGATTCTTCTATTACATCAGCGAAGTTAGCAGCTAGCAGTATTACATCTGATAAATACGCAGATAGTTCAATTGAAACTGTTCACTTCAAAGCTGGTGCTATTACAAACTATGCTCTAGCTGATTCATCAATCAGTGAAGCTAAAATACAGATAAATACGATAACATCAGCAAGTTTTAAAAGCGTTCAATCAATTTTGATAAAGAATACAGCTGGTGCAACATTACAAACTATTTTCGGACCCGGAGTATAAATTATGACAGTTTTTCCGCTAAAATATGATGGAACAAATACACTTCAGGATATGTCTACTTCTGACTTAGAACGTGTTACGTACTATCTACAAGTAGCATATGCCGCACAACTAAATGGAAGCGGAGACGGTTACGTTTTTGTAGGATCAGGCGGAACAACCATTGGTTCAGCATCAGATACATCTGCAACTCAACAAACTAACCAAACTGCTAGAGGTATTAACGACGGTGTTATTCAAGGATTTCCATCTCACCCAGGTATTGGTGTTGAAACAGATACAACATATTCTTATCAGCAAGATAGAACTACACCAAGTGCAGTGTCATCAACAAATTTTAACTTAAGAGGAATGCTCTTTTATGATTCAGCAAACGACGAGCTCGAGCCGTTCTCAACTGAAGCACAGCTAGCTGATGTAATTATTGACCAAGCTATCACTAACATGAGAACCGGTGATGAAGTTGGTTCTTATCGAGTATCTACGTCGACACCAACAAATGGTGGAGCTGGTACATGGACAGATAAAGGAACTTTCTTTGACGACACTACATTTTCTGCAGGTACAACAACATATAAACTCTGGTTGAAAACTGCTCTTGATTCTGTCCCAGGGTCAGATGTATTTCCTGTTGGATTAGATTCAGATGGTGGTGGCACAGTGACTGGTAATATTCATCAAAGATTAATTGTTAATACAGGTAGTTTGATTCAAAGTGTTTTACTTCCAGCACTTACTCGTAAGATGTCAAGTGGAATGCATTACTCGGTAGCTACATCGATATCTGGAATTAATCGTGGAGCTTTCACAGATACAAAACAAACAGGAACATCAAATACCACATCACTATCAGGTGGATTTTATAAATCAATCAGTACGCCAACTGGTGCCGCTTCAACTGTTACCACTTATTACTTAAACATGCTTGCATAAGGATATTGAAATGAAAATTAGAGAAGGAAGATTAGTTAACGCACGATTTACAGATAGAACATGTACGATGATTCGCTGTGAATTTAAAGATTATAGTAAACCTGAAGGCGAGAATCTTAGTATTCAGATGCACAGCTATAATCCTGAAAATAAACTTGTACAGCAAATTCTTGCAGAACATTCAGAAGAGGATCTTGAAAGAAATTACGTAGAGTTTAATAAAATGGAAACTTTACGTAAAAAGATGTTTGAAATTTTTGTAGAGAGATTTGATGAGATTATTGACTATCTCGATAGTGGAGTACCAGCACAAGAAGTTGTTGAAAAACCAGTTACTCTTGTAAACATCATGAATTTAGCAGATAATGCTGAAGATTTCTTTAAATTAAAACTTGAAATTTTTGAATTACCTCAAGTTAAAAATTCAAAAGATCGTAAATGGAAAGCTGCAATGCGTAAAGCAACTACCAGCCTCGAGCTTCTCGGATTGCTAAGCAAGGCTGATGTGGTCCTCGAAAGTGAATCATCCGAACAGCAGGATTAAATTCACCGCCAAGATATATCCAATCACCTGGGTAAGTTGCGTTAGCATTAGCTAGCCAATCTTTATCGTGATGAGCCATTTCTTCCCAGCGTGTGATCCATGTATCTGGAATAAATTTTAAATCTAATTTTTCACGGACACTGTCTTCTACAAAATACTGTTCACCGTTAACGGGACCGATTGTGGTTCCGTTTTCAATATAGTATTCCATCCAATGTTCTGGTGCAGCTATAAACTTATCATAGATGTATCTACAATCTTTTGGATAATATTTTTGAAAACCACCATGTAGTTCATAACCTTCAGCATCTCCCCACCAAGCTCGAGCTGCAATAAATTCTCCAGGGTAAATCGGATAATTGATCATATCCATATAATTATTGATAAGACTTACATCAATATCGATTACACAAACAGGCTCGTCAATATCATATGACATTGGAAGGAGTTTATTCCATTGGTGTTTACCAATCGTTTCTTTACGAATCCATGTTACGTTTGGTATTTTTGAATTAATGTAGTCTTCGTATTCTGGACCATATCTATCTCCGGTCCTGACAGCGTACACTCGTGTTTCCATAATTCATCCTTAGCGTGATTGTACAGTGTGATTGGTAGTTTGCCTCCACCCCATGCATATGAATCGCATACTCTTCCATAAGTTTCGTAGTCATCAATTTCTTTAAATATAAACTCATCGATTCCTTTATTATATTTTACCATATAATATTCTGGATCTTCTGCAAACTTATCGTGAATGTGCGAATAGTCTCCACACCAAGACATAATAGAGCTATTGAGTGGCGTATGAAATGCTTCTCTCCACCACGCTCTCAAAAGAGTAAATTTAGTAGTATAAAGATCAACGATAGAACCATTGATAACGATATCCAAGTCGAAATAGAGGTATTGACCTTTCCGAAAGCGATCGAACAAAAGAAGCTTATCATAAACACCGCCATAAACAACATCGTCCACAACATGAATCTCGTCATACTCCCTGTTGTTATTGTCTAGCATGTGCTTGATATTATCCACCCAGATCTGTTGGCCGTAATCAGGTGGTGTGTTTAATAATACTATTTCCATTTACCCATAACCATAAATCGAATATATTTATTCGGAGTGTTCTCATTCATGCGTTTCCAATCACCATGTATTTCTTTTAATTCGTTCTTTTCTAAAAGTTCTTGACAGCTGTTAACACAGTTGACATGATCAGGTTCATCTGTTTTATTATTTGATTGAAGTACAAGTAGTGTTCTATCTGGTGATTCAAAGCAATCTTTCATCATAGACATATCCCACATATGTTCGCATGATGTATTGATAATCATATGTGTACGACGTTTTTCTTTATATGTAAACCAGTCTTGATGAAATACTCGAACGTGCCAGTTTTTAAAAATGCAATTATATTTGTTTATTACTCTACAAGCAAATTCATCGATCTCAAAAATATCGATACGATTAATATCATTACCGAACTTTTGATATAGCAATTCAATAAGTGGATAGCCATACCAAGCGCCTATGATTTCAATATTAAACTTTCCATTTTCATTGCGTGGAATCTGAACTTTATCTAAACTATTGACTAGCCACTCTTTACAAATTATTTGATTTGGCGATACACTGTCCCAATATCTTTCAAATTTATCAGCATGATTGTGGCGAAACCAATGTATAATCTTAGCGTATTCTATTTTCATCGATCTTACCATAAACATAATAATGTGTTTCATTCTCATCATGGCCTTGATCGTATACTTCGCCGACATTATATAGATCAATCAATCGTTGGCAAGAATGAATTGGAGTACAATCACCGTTGTGTTCTTCGTTATCACCAATTAGAATTACATCAGCTCCTCGAGGTAATTTAACTGGATATGTTTTTTCAACATTCATATGAACAAACAGTTCTGCATCCATATCAACATCATCAAACACAAAGTCTTTGTTAACATAAAAAGGTGTCTTCGAAAACTTAGGATCATAATCATAAGCGATCGCATCAACTTCACAAGCATTTGCCATATTTAAAAATTCAGTTACATCGTTCGGTGCTAAGAATATAACTTTATCATAGTTAAAAATAATGTGTTTAAGATTTATCATAGCTTTTCCATAATTTAGTTACACGCCAATCAGCTTCGTGCAATTCAACTAAATCATCTTCAATACCTTTATTTGTGTATTTATGAGAGGTGTTGAATATTGTAACACGACCAGGGAGATCTTTGCCAGAAACATTATAGTTACTTATCAATCCATCTTCCCAGTATTTGAGTCTATCGTTTCTTGCATGTTGATAAAATAGGTATTTGTCAAGAGACTTGTATGTCCACTCAATTTTATCCCAGTTGTCATTTGTAAATTTTATCAGCCATTCAGGTTTGTTAAATTTTACAAAAGAACTATTCACGTGGCACGATCCGCCTTTACCATACCAACGCAATGATCTTATCCAATATGGATTCCAATAGTTCCAAATCATTTTAAAATCTGAAAAATCATCAGCCATACACGTAATATCATCGTGAATTAAGATATCTAAGTCAAGCCACACACCTTCTTCGTGCTTTTCCATAAGAATTAATTTCTCATAGGTAAACACTCGATCAGTATCGAACTTTCTTAATTCATTAATGTCTTTGATTTCTACTTCTTCTCGTATACCTTTATGATAGTCGGTATAGCAAGTCAAAGTAAAAGGTTTATGATAATGCTTTTTGAGGCTACCGTAAAGTCTATTAACATAATTATGACCATACTTATCGCCCCACTTCAATGTGTAAAAATTCATAATCTATATCCGAAGTGCCTCATAATTTCATCAAACTCAGGTGAACGACATTGTTCTTTATTTCGTTTGTGCTTTGGTTTATATATTGGTTTTTTAACTTGTTGAAATCTCATTGTCGCGTGTGGATCATCAATAACATCGGTCCAAGTTGGTAAATCCATTTTATGATAGTTCAACATTCTTGTTTCGTATGGTACACGAATATGTTTA